TACCACCTGTCCAATGCTCCCGGTGAGACTCGAACTCACAAGCCCGCAAGGGCAGAGGTTTTTGAGACCTCCGTGTATACCATTCCACCACAAGAGCAAAACATGGGTAGTGAGGGACTCGAACCCCCGACCCTCTCGGTGTAAACGAGATGCTCTAACCAACTGAGCTAACCACCCCTACATGGACCTGAACGGGATCGAACCGATGACCTCCTGAATGCAAATCAGGCGCTCTCCCAGCTGAGCTACAGGCCCGTAGTGACGTTGAAGTGGGCGGCTTCACCCGCTTTCCTAGTTGAGATAGGCGACCGATTTGCTCAACATTGTCGGCCCTCTAACCACTTGAACGTCTAACTTGTTACTTAGCGAGGCTGGCTGACTTGTCAACCTCAGGCTTCACAACCGTGGAATCCACATCTGCCTTGGCAGTTACGGTATCAGCCTGGATAGGGGTGGCTGACTCACCTTGAAGATTCTCCTCAGCCTTCTTGGCACAAGCAGCGAACATCAGAACAGCAACAGCGGCTACGAACATGGTACGCATAATCTACTCCTTTTTGAATGTGATACTACAATCGCACTGCATTGCCCCACTACGACTCGAACGTAGATTCGCGGATCCAAAGTCCGCTGTCCTGCCATTGGACGATAGGGCAATAATACCGCGTACGGGAATCGAACCCGTCTTACCGGAGTGAAAGTCCGGCTTCCTAGCCGATAGAAGAACGCGGCATGAATACAGCAGTTATCAATCAACACCTACTCTTGAAATATAACACCCTGGGACTCGTTTGTCAAGCCCCAGGGTAAGTCCTTCCAAATCAACAACTTACACCTTCTTGGGCTTTTTCTTTTTCTTTGTTTCTGTGACTTCAGGTAATGTAATCTTGGCACCTAGTTGTGTCAATACTTCTCGCATATTTGGGTAAATCTGAAGCATGGTTTGGTCCTTGATGTGTATCATCACGTTGGCTTCCTTCCAGTGCATGCCTTCCAACATTTGCACCCAAAGTGTTTCTCTCTTGTGGCCTGGAATCTTTTCCATGCTACCACCAGATTGAAAATTTTTAATTCTTCGAAATTCTGCTCGAACATCTGTGTTGGCAATGCCATCAGGAATACTGGTGTCAGGTTTGTAGGTGTCTGGCATACCAGTGGGAAGACCATGTAGTTTTTCTGCGTCCAACACAGCCATGCGCATCAAAGGTGCGAATGTGGTGTCAATCTTGGCCACTTGTTTGGTTCTATCCACTTGTTCATCCAAAGTGGCACCCTGAGCTATCCAATCCAGTTTTTCATGCAATAACATGCTAACGTGTAAATTCTTCATATCAAAACTCCGTGATGTGCTCCATGAGATTCTTCATCTTGTGTGCGATGAAATAGTTCAGCAGTTGAGACTTGTCTCGTACATCCTTTTGCTGGGTATAGTTATTTATAATGTTTTCCACAATGTCTTGAGGAATCATGCGGAGATCCACCAGTTGTCTGTTACGTTTGATGGCTGCCTCATGTGGTGTACCATCCCAATGGCTGACATCCAGCTTCTTCCATTGTTCCAGGTCCTTCTTCCGAATGGGCTTCTGCCGACCGCCAGACACGAACACATCATCAGGTGACATGAAGTTGGGGACACCATCTCCCTTGTCACCCATCAGAATATGTTCCATGACAATCTCATCAATGCTTTCTGTAGCCTTCACCCACTTCTTGTGGATGGGGCTGTACTGCTTCACATTCTTGTAACGCTGAAGCTGTGTGAAGTCATGGTCACCAGATAGAATCAACACAGGCTGAGGCTCTGCCTCCAATCCTTGCTGAACCAAATCATGTTCCTGACTCCACAACACCAAGGCGGCGATGATGTCATCAGCCTCAGCTGTGTCCACTTCCACCACGGCATACGGAAAGTGTTCAGCCAGCTCCGACTTGATTTGATTCAATGCCTCGAAAATGGCATGCCAATCAAAGCCAGAATCATCACGGGCCTTCTTTCTGTTGGCCTTGTAATGAGGGAACATCTTCTTGCGCCAGTATTTTTTGTTGTCACAGGCAATCACCAGTTGACCAAACTCCTTGCCAAACTTGTTCTTGTAGGACCTGAGAGCATTCACAATCATGTGGCGAATCAATGGCGTGCTGATTTCTGCATCAGTTCTGCCACGAAGCTCCGCCATCAGAGTGCTAATAGCTGTTTGTGAGTAGTCCACGATAATCATGTCATACCTCTATGAATTTCTTACAATCGTCATTGGGTTCCCGATGACACAGATGTAAGATGTTTGTAATCAATTGTCCTTGACGTTCCAATTTCGCACATTCATCACATAAAACATAACGAATGTGCAAGTATTTGTCAATATCCAAATACTCAGGACGACAAGTGGATGCTATGTTCTCCACACCTGCATCCACCTGGTCCTGATAGTATCTGGCACAACATTCTGGTATATTGCTGTGAATACCAAAATGATAGTGAAAGTTATGGCATCTCATCCTTGTCTTGGTCAGGCCACAAATCATCCAATCCCTCAAAATCACCAGGATTCCATGCCATGTTCTTGAATTGTCCTTCACTGACCAAAGTTTCAAATGTGTTGAACAATTCATCAAAACGAGCATTGTACAACTCCTTCATGCCAATCAACACATTCATGAACTTGTCTTGGTCTTTTGGCCCCATGTAGGACTGGCTAATCATGGTGGCCACCAAATCAATGTCATCAGTCACACGCCAGCAATTCATGATTTGCTGTTCAAAATCAAATCTATCAGCCATTAGTCAATCCTCACGATAAGTAGGTCAGTGGTGGTGCGTCCCTTCAACGTCTTGCACTTCGCCTTGATGCCATCAAACCAATTCACAGTTTGATTCTTACGGAGCTTCATCACCTCAGCCAACTGCTCCTCAGGCTTACGAAGAATCTTCTCACAGGTCACCTTGAAGCCGTAAATCTTGGGACCCTTCACATACAAACTGTCCTTCACCTCAGCCTCGTAGTAGCCCAGCCGGCGCTTCTTGGTGTCGTACACCCAGACCATGTTGGCACCAATGATGTCCACAGGATTACAGGACTTGATACCCTCATGTTCTGCCTTGAACCGAATCTTGCTGGCCATCTTCTTCTTGTCCATGGGCTTCTTCTTACGAATACGCAGACTCTTCACCTTGGTCTGCTGCTGTGAGATGTTGTCCATTGCCGTACTGAAAGCGTCAATAATCTTTTTGAAATTACGCTTTCCGACATAGGCGTACCCTTCCACTAGCTGCTCATCTTCGCCATTATACGCCGCATACCACTCGGCAATATGCTTGCGAAGATACTGCTGAACCAGTTTGAGCTGAGGCGCCTTGAACCCCTTAGAAAGAATATCTCCTGTCAGGACATCTGAGGTAGGGATGTCACCATCAAACGCCTCATCCATCTTACCATCCAGCTCAGCCAACACGGTGCTAACCTGAGCACGAATTCTGTCTTGAATGTTCGGCTTGTTGGTTTTTACGGGAGTAGTAGAAGATACCTTCGCCTGCTTCTTCACATTGGCAAAGCTCATCACATAATCACGAATTTTCTGTGAATCATTGCTCCTGAGCGGGAACCCTTGCATGTACATACGGGCCAAAGCGCAGATGGTCTTGTTCACGGACCCTAGGTTACGCCAGGCTTGAATGTCCTGCTTGGCCGAATGTGGCCGATGCTCACGAAGATATTGTTCCATGTACTTGATATAATCCTTGTCGCTGGCACAATAGTTGTGCCAATTCAATCCTTGTACGATTTCGGAGTTATATTTTTCTTCGGGCACCTGAACATCTGTCCAAGTGGGTTCATCACCAATGAACTTGGCATCAGACGCCGGCGGGAGAACGGTATGTAGAGTGGTCATTATATAGTAATCCCCTTAACAGAGTCCCAACGGAATGAGCGCCATGCCTGATTCTCCATGTCCCAGACCGCGCATACCTCAGGGTTCGGCGTCTTGGTCTTGGCGCCTTCCTTCTTTTCAACTTGTGGGATGAACTGCTCATCCAACGTGCACTTCATCACACGCTCTGACCCATCCGCCTTAACAAAGGTAACATCAATCACCGATGTGCGAAGAATACGGCGGACACCTTCACGGCCTAACTCATCAAGATTATTATACTTCATACTTCCTCCATGTGTTAGAGTATATATGAAATATAACACTTTTTAATGTGTTTGTCAAGTGCCGCTAAGTGCTTATATTTCAATCACTTACGTTTGGGGCTTTTCACAATCTTGAACCAACTCCCGGGATTCCAATCAGTATCCATATTTGTTGTATTATCTACACGGGTTTCAGGTTCTGATTTGTTCATGGCATCTGCAAAGTTCTTGGTAGGGGGAATCACTACTGGCTTTGGTTCCACCTTCTGTTCTTCTTTCTTCATGGATAAGTTGGCGGCAATCACCAACAAGATGGCTAAAGGATCAAACACGAATATCAACATCAACGTTAGTAACCGAATGGCTTTATCTAAGGTTGTAGTATCATCTGTGCCATACACCAGTTGTGCCACATACTTGATGGGCCCTACTTCTGTTTCCAACTTACGTTGGCCCACATTCAATTCTGCTTTTTGCTTTTGTAGTTGTTGTATCTTGGCGTTGCTTTCTGTGATGCTGGCAGTCAAGCTGGCGCGTTCACGGCGTTGACTGTTTCTGATTTGCACGGCACGTTCCACACGATTCACATCTCCCACCATGTTGTTCACAGCGGCATCCATCTGTTGTAATGCCTGGCGTGCTGATGCAACATTGTCACGCTCTGTGGTGATTTGTTCATCCAACAAGGTGATTTGTTCTGTGTTGGCATCCAAACCTTGTGTGCCTTCCACGTGTGCCCGTGTTAGATAGCCAAAGATGCCTACACTGGTGATGAGACTCAACACCATCACTGCCACGATGAAATACATTCTCATCAAAATATTGGTCTTGTTCCAGAATCGGTAAATCCAACTGGCTGACACCAACTTACCTAATTCCAAGGCAGCACCCATCAATCCCACAGCCACAGGGGCACCTGGGAAAATGGCAATCAACCCCGCAATGGAAAACCATGCGGCGATGGTGCTGATGAATAGTGCTGAAAAGAGAGTGATAAGGGTCATAGTTTCACATGCTTTCTGTGGACCTTACACATGATCCAATCGTTATAGAACTTGTCTGGATGTTCTAACACACCATGAAGGAACTGTAGTTTTGCTTCAAGATAATTGCACTGTCCCTTGTTGGGACAAAGATGAAGTATCTCACGTTGGAAAGCTCCCTCTCCATAGGTAACAACATCAGCAAGTAATTCTTTGTTGCTTCCGTAGTATCCTCGCCAATCAGATTCCACTCGAACTCGCTTTTGCTTTCCTTTAACGGATTTTCGTCGAGCAAATGAGAATAGTTTCTTTCCAATGTACTGGCGTCCTGTGATAGTGTTGGTGATTCTGTAAACAAACCCAATGATGTTGTCAGGAACTTCAGTAAACTCTTTATCTTCATACATCCACATAGTTAAATCCTCAAAAAGACTTAACTATTTATTCTCCAAGCAGAAATGAGAAAGGATGTTTTTTTGCGGTGTCAATGTTCATACCTACATATTTGCCTACTAGATTGCCTATCACATACACAGGAATCACAGCCCAATTTCCTTTCAAAAGCTCATCCAAAGACCAGAACATAGATGCCAATGAAGCCAACCCCATCCACACGCTGTTCAACAACAATTTGGGAATGTTATCTTCATAGGTATATCGAATTTCCAACACCTTTAGGATGTTGAACACAATTTGTGAAAAGAAGATGGCCACCCAAATCATTCTTCATCCTCATCAATGTCATATTCATAATCTTCATCATCTTCCAATTGTTCACCGCAGAAGGGACAATATTCTAACCGATAATGGTCATCATCCATGTCATGTTTAAGCATGAATTCTGCCTCACATGAGGTACATACAATGACTTTATGCATCATATTCTACCTTGAGTTTATCAATATCTTTGCGTTCTGCCATCACATAATAGTAATAGGGTAACCGATGATTGCCAAGTACTTGTATCATCAACCCATTCACATTATTCACCACTAACGTTTGATCCATGTTGGTTGGGGTGAGATGTACAGTAATGGTTTTTTCATCCACAAGTCCCGACCAGTAATCAGGCAATGGGATGATGCCTTCAGATGTCTTGCCACGAACATATACAGCAGCTTCAGGTCCTTCAAGACAAGCATGTTGCAATCTTTTATTTTGTTCAATTGGATGTGGAATATCAAACGCCTTCAAAGCTGCCGTGACGGCAAACGGCGTGACGGCCAAGTTGCCTACAACTGCCAAGTTACCTGTGATGGTGGTGAGCGCTGATGTTACTCCCACGGCAGGTGCGGTTAATGTTATTGCTGTTGTTGCAGCTAAATTCAATGTTGTGGTTGAAGCAATGTTTCCACCTATAATAGTGGGAACAGTCATTGATTTTTCCACCACCATGTCTGGAGCCATCACGGTTTCTGTGGCAATAACATTGGTAGAAATCTTTGTACCTGTTGTAAATGAACCTGAAGGACCACTAATACTTCCAGTTGGAGCTGGCATCTTCAACAATGATAATATAACAGGGGGCACCTCAGGGACTGGAGGTGGTGTAGGCAGTCCTGGAATAGCAGGGATATCTCCTAATGAAGGAAATCCCATACTTGGATTCATCAATGCCTTCACAGAAACAGAAATTTTAGGAGGAAATTCAGGTAGGCTGGGCAAAGAAGGTAACATGCCCATGATATCGGCGGGAGATATCGTAGGTAAATTGATTTTTACATCAGGAAGTTCAACATCATCCATTATCGCCAAATTCATTCTGGCTAAAGCAGCATCTTTCAATGCTTCGGCACTTTCCAATGCTGCAGTAGCTGCAGCTTCAGCTGCGTCCGCGACATCTACAGCCTTGCTAGCGTTATTAAGTGCTGTAGTTGCTGCAGCAATCGCATCTGCACTTGCTCTTTCAGCTTTCAACTTCTGAAGGTTATTTTCAGCTGTTGCTAGCTCCTCAAGGCGTTGTTGCACCACTTTATTGGCAGCCGTAATCTTCTTTTTAGAACTTTCTATTTCGTCACTAGCTGACGCAACAGCTTTGGACACTAGATCCTGAGATGCGTTTCCAGCTGAAATTTTTGGTAGTTTTGGTAAAGCCATGTTAGCTCCTTAGTACACGGTTCAACTTGCTTTCAATTTTTGTTTTTTCATTGATACCGAAAGCAAATTCACGCTTCTTTCCTTGTTTATATATCAGGAGCATGGGAACAGCTTTTGCGCCTGTGAACTCCTTCACCTCAGGCACTTCATCAATATCCACCTTGTAGAAGGGGACTGACGATGCTTCTGCCAGTTCCCCTACTACAGGCAACATCTGTTGACAAGGCACACACCATGTGGCGTATAAATCCAACACCACAACATCATGTTCTGTGATAGCTTGTTCCAACTCAGCAATGGTGTGTAGACTTTTCATCATGATACTTCACACCCATTGGCTGAACAGGCAGCTTCACCTTGAAGATTGGTCTCATCATTCACTTCTCGAACATCATCCAGATTGATGTTGTGTAGTGTCTGGACAGCTTCCTCATAAGTCACAGCATCAATATCTTCAAATGGTGCTTGAATGTAGGTGTGGTCACTGTAAGGCAGCACAGACAATGCTGTGAAATTGTCACGATTGTCCCACATCCATTGACCCACTTCATCCCATTCACCTGGCTTGATGGTCACAGTTGTGGACACATTGTTCTTGTTAGCACCCTTACGATGTCCTGGCTTCACCCATTCCTTCCAGACCTTGCTCACACGCTTCAACAAATCCAAAGCAGATTCTTGTCGTGTGACAGCTCCTTCAGGTGCCTTTTGTGGCACTTCAATGACAGCTTGAATGTTAGGCTTGAAATATTCGTCGGTCACCAATTCAGGATGATTGGTCACCAGATAGTTGTAGATGCTTTCATTCTTACCTACACGAATTCTACGAATGTAATGTTCATTATGCCAGGCGTGAATACCTGATGAGGTGCCAAGTACCAATGAACTTGTTCCTTCCGGCTTCACTGTAGTACACCGGGCCGCAGGATTGGTCCCAATCAAGGAAGCGACTCTGGCGTTTTCTTCCTTCACTAGATTGGCGGCTTCCTTCAAGTCCAGCTTGAGCACAGAACCTGAAGCGATACCAGTCATACTCACACCAATAAGAGCTTCCTTCTCGGTTGTTCTCTTCCATATGTCTCTCAAATAGTGAAAATCTGTATATGATGCTTGTAGTGTTCCAATGAATGCTGCTGCTTTTGCACGTGCGTTCAAATCATCTTGGTCCACAACATCACCAGCATGGATAGTTGTGAGATTACAGAATTGGAAAGGACGAAGTGAGATTTCAGCACAAGGATTCATACCCCAATCCTTGTCATTGGTGAAGAAGAAGCCAGGTTCACCTGAGCCTGAGGCTTCAATCTTCTTCCAAAGATTCATGAATGTTTCTTCTTCCACCTTGGAACGAACAATCACAGCAGAATTGTTGGCGCGACCACGTTGAGGTGCAGTTTCCCACCAGTTGCCGAACTTACAGGTCAGCATGTCATCATCATCAATGTCAAACAATGAAATCATGGCTGACCGACGAATGCCACCTGCCAACACCGCATCTGCGATATAGCACAGAATGTCATGCACTTCCAATGAAGTAAGATGTTCGCCGTTCTGCTTACGATCCAGAATCTTTTGAACATTGTGGAGACAATCCTTCAAAGGTTCAGGACCAGGTGCCTTGCCGCCTGATGTGATGAGTGCAGCACCCTTGGGACGAATATCACTGAAATCATACACAGGTAGTGCCTTGCCCTTCAAGTAGGCAGACATCATCACCTTGACAGCATCAGCCCACCCTTCAATGCTATCTCCTACAAGATAGCGACGGGACTTCATAGGCTTGTTGATTTCTGGCAACTTCTCCACATGATGTTGTTGCACAGAATACCCCACACCTGTGCCAGACAATAACAGGAACATCACTTCACTGAAGGCATCCACATGGTCAATGGGAAGAAAACAGCAGTTGTACAAACGAGCATTGTTGATGGCAATGGGCTTGCCAGCAAATTGTAATGAACGCATTGAAGGAAGAATCTTCTTGTCATACACAAACTTATAGGCACTTTCAATATCCTTCTTTAAAGCAGGATACTTTTCTGTGTGCATCTTTTTGTTTCTGTCAACAAGTTCCTTCCAGTTTTCACGACGACCAAGTTCAGGTACAAACTTGGCATACTTCATGAACACAGTAATATCTGACAAAATCTTTGCTGGGAGTTCCATCTTACTCATCGGTGGGTTCCTGGAGCTGTAGGGCTCGGTGAATGTTAGGTGGGAAATATGTATCAGGCTTCAAAATCTTACCATCATCTCGTCGAACAACTTTACCTTCCACAGTTTTGCTCATGTTCGAGGTGGTGATTTCTTGCCATACAGGACCCATAGGAATTCCTAATGAGTTGCATAGACCGAGAATCACCCAAATCAAATCGCCACAAGCATCTGCTGTTTCTACTATGTCCTGGTTTTCAAATCCTTCTTCTAATTCTTGCATCTCCTCTCGAATAAGATTTAAATACAGGACGGCTTGCTTGTAATTCTCATCGGTGAAACTGGGTCTATCCTTCACTTCTTGACCACAGGCTTCCATAAAAATTCTTACATCATTTTGCATTGTCGTTCTCATAATGTGAAAAGTTATTTATCAATGGGAAAATTTCAGAGATGACCTTGGCACACTCCAA